CCTGAAAGTAGTTGCGCGCGGTCGGTACGTCACGCCCGCGTTCAAGCATGTGATCCAAGTGTTTGATCACGTCAGTCAGGGTTGCGCTTGCATCACTGAAAAGAACCGTTGGCGGTGCCGCCGCCGCGGTCATGGTTCCAAGCGAATAGACATAGTTGTCAGCAATTGCGTTGCCGTCAACCAAGAACGGGTAATCACAATTACCAGTTGCCAAGAAGTGCCGCGCGTACCACTCACGGTTCCAAGCAACTGTATTCTTGATATATTCAAGTTCTTCAGCAATTGCCGCGCGTTGCTCCTTGCCAACAAGGTTTTTAATTTTCTTGAAATCTGAAGCTTCGATCCGCGTATGACATTTCATAGGCGGCACGGTGATCCCGTCAGCGGTGATTGTCTTGCCGTTCAGAACAACGCCGGGGTTTTTCTGACCAACAAAGGGAACCGCTTTGATCGTGCGTTGAATGATTTGCCTTGAAACCTTGTCACCGTCAACATTCTTTTTCTTCTTGAAAATATTGTTGATGACTTCAGTTTCAGGCGCTTTGATACTTCCAAGAACCTGAAGCAATAGTGAAGGCTTCAAGATTTTGGCCGCATCCATATTTGTTACAACATAAGTCATTTGAAGCGCTCCTTTCTAATCAACCAAGTTGATGTTTTTCGCGCGCAAGTCATCAGACAAGATTAACTTGTTAGCCGCACTTAAAGGCGCGCCGGTATAGCCAAGCGCCGCAAAGTGAACTGATGCGCGGATCGCAAATGAAAGTTCAACAACGGGCGTTGGTGTTGTATTATCTTCTTTGATCTCACTTATCACGCCAAGAATCACAAGCGCGGCGTCAGTGGGATCCCATTTTTGATGTTTGTCACTGTCATCAGACTTGCGGCAAAGAACGTCACCAACCGCCGGTGTGTATCCCGCGGTTGCCGCGTCAAGAAACACCGCAAGCGTTTCAAGCGGCGTGCCGCCAACAAACAAATCATAGTTCATTTCTAATGAACCAAGGTCATTTTTGCCATTGAAATCAGTCATGGTTCAATTCTCCTTTAGTTTGTCAGCGCGTCAATGGCTTCATTTCCTGACCATTGACTCTTCAGTTTGAAATCATCTTCAGGCGTTTCAGTCAGTTCACCGGGTTGAATCCTTGGTTTCAATTCCTTGAACACGCCGGTCAATGCGTCAAACAATTCACGGTTGACGATCCCGCCCTGGTAGTGTGCGTCATACGCATCAAGCGCGGTTGATAGCGTTGCGCGCGCGGTTTCGGTAACACCCTTTTCAGCGGCGGCGTTCAGAATCATTTCTTTCAATGATTTGAACTCGCTTGAAAGGCGTTGCACTTCAGCCGTCTTGCGCGCTTCATTGTCAGCTTTTAGCTTTTCATTGTCAGCGCGCAATTCAGCCATTTTTTGATCCTGTTCAGCTTTAAAAGCCTCAAAATCTTTAGGATCCATTTCATGACCTTTCTTTTCTTGCGGTTCACTTTTCAAGTTCACCGCGGGTTGTTCTACCTTGGCCGGTTTTGGCGCTGACTGAACCAACCAAAGCGTTTTTTTGTCTTCATTGTTTGCGCTGAAACATTCAACGGTCATTGAATGACCTGAATGTTCAACAATAGAAAAAGCCTGTGAATCAACTTCTTGCAAGTCTTTGAACGCCGCGCCAACACTACCAAGCAAGGCAAGGTGATCCATTTGCCAACCGTCTTTTTCTGTTTTGAATATTCCAACTGACCAACCGGGAAAGTCACCGGCTTTGTATGCGTCATCAACTTCAGGTTTCAGATTGACGTCAGCCAATAAAAAACCGTCTTGATCTTTTCTCAAATTGTCAAACCGGCCCGCCGCCGGTTTAGAATCATCAAACCAACCCATTGCGGCAAGATGACCAACGGCAACTGGAAAGCGGGAACCTTGCCCGCTGTTATTGATGATTTCATCAATCATCTTGGCCGTGATTTTTCGTTTGTCGTCAACTTGTTTTGGGTAAAGCAATTGAAGAGTTCTTTTTGTAGACATTTTCAACACTCCTTTAAAGTGTCACCTTGCTTGAATTCCATTGAATTTGCAATTATTAAATTCTGACAACGTACTAAATAGATCTAATAGCGATCCGTGAGTCCATAATCATCATTCACAAAGGTTTGTGAACTTTCCATAATATGATCATTTGTGTCAGCGGCGGTGAATTCTGTGATTCTTTCACGGTCAAGCTTGAACCAGATCCGCATATGCATTGCGTCAGCAAAGTCAGGTGAACGGCCAAGCCCGGCTTTGACTTTTTCTTTGGGCAAAAGATAAATCTTGCCGTCTTTGTCAATGCGGTCACGCTTGATCCAACTTAATTCAGCGGCAAGTTCTTCACGGTGTGAATCATCTTCAATGTATATCTGATTTGCGTTCACCATTTTTGCCAATTCAAAAGATGTTTGGGTCTTCAAATTTGCGTAATTCTCTTTTAATGGTTCAAGACCGTCAGGCGTTTCAACTTCACGTTCAATTGGTCTTGACCCGTTGTGAAATGGGATCGCACCTTCAAGGTATGATTCAAGGTATTCACCAAGCCCGTCAGAATCAAAGATGATATTTGACCGCGGGATCTGATAGTGTTCAGCAACTTCTTTTATTTTGTTTTCAATCCCCTTGCCCGTTGCTTTTGGATAGGAGAATATTTTCTTGACCCTGAAGCCTGACCAAACAAACAAAGTGAACAGATCAGATCCAAGCATTGCAAGATCCGCGGTCAAGAACTTTTCTTCACCTTCAGGCACAAAACTATTAGACCAAAGATCCTGAATCTTGTTGAACTCCATCAAGCGCGCCGGGTCACTATCATAATCCCAATTACCAAAGAACAAGCGTTGTTTGTCAGCTTCAGGCAACCGTTGAAGCTGAAGCAAATACTTTGTATCTAACCAAGGATTATCAACCGCCAACATTGGAACAAAAGCCTGATACTTTTTCAGCGTGCCTTTCTTCCAAGGCTTGTAATAGGTTGAATAAATCCAACCCTTGTGAGGGTTGCAAGTCATCAAGATCCGCCCGCTGTAATTGAATTCTTTGTTCTTCCAACGGTTGACCCTGATTGAAAGTATATCTTTGACTTTGCGCGTGACTTCGCTTGCTTCATCGATTGCCGCCGCGGTCAGTTCTAAAGATCCAAGTTCTTCAAATTCAGGATCGCTTGGCTTGTATGCCAGATCCATCAATAGAACTTTTGAACCGTTGACAAATTGAATGAAGTTGTCTTGAAGGTTCAAACGATAGTGCGCGCCCTGTTTGATCCCTTGCTCCTTGCACACTTCAAGGAACGTCACAAGGGTTGTTTCTTTCAACCGCTTCAGTTCATGCCGCCCTATCAGCAAACGCGCGCCGGGATACTGAAGCGCAAGTTTCAAGATCCAAAAACAAAGGATCCTTGACTTGCCGCCGTACGCACCGCCGCCCGCAAGTATTTCAGTGATGCCATCACGTTCAAGGAGTTCAAGAACATATGATTGCTTTTTTGAAAGCTTCAATTGTTGTCACCTTCCAATTGCGGCGGTTCAGGCGGCGGCAATGCTTTAATTGATTTGCGTTCAGCCGCGGTCAGTTCTTGTCTAAATTCGTTCCAAATGATTTTTAGTTCATGGTCAGATTTTATTTCTTGTTTGTCTTTCCATTTGTCAGGTGCAATGTTTTTCAAAATGAAAATTTGTGCGTTGACACTTGGCTTGACCCGCTTGGTTTTCGTCACCGTTTCACTGAAATGATTGCCCTTGCCGTCAGTCCCTTCAACTTCAGTTGTTTCAGTCCATTCATGTAAACCAAGCGCACATTCATAAAGCTTGTTTTCGATCACCGCTTGCGCCGCCAACCAACCTTGCGTGATTGCTTCATCAACCGCCGGGAACCGTTGCCGCCAAATTGACAAATGCTTCACGGTGATCCCGCATTGTGCGGCTATGTCAACCGCTGACGTGCCTTCCCTTGCCAGTTTAGTTATCAAGGGTATGTGAAACGCCGCTTTGAAAAAGACGGGCACCGCGGCGGGTATGGCGCCGGTGACGGGATCCGGTAACACGTCACCGTTTTCATTGATGACAACGGTTTCAGGGTTTTTTTTGTTGGTCATGGTCTTACCTCTAACACATCATTTTAACACCAACCGCACCAAAAATCTTTGTCAAAATGTCACAATTGTCAAAACGTCAATCCAATAAAGATGTAACTACTTGAAATCATTGATGTTTACAGC